AGACTTAGCAGTGACCCAAACACCTTTTTCAAATTCTCCATGACCTTTTTCATGGTCGTAAAGATACTCTTTTTTTACATAAACTTCAATAGGTGGAATGTTTGCTACAAGAAAAGCCATGAATTATTTATATACGAAATTTATACATATAAAAGCTATTTGTTAGCTGTTTACTATATACTAACAGACAGCGCACAGCTTTTTTTGAAACTTATACGAAGTTTTACGTTAAACTTAATACGAAATTCTACGAGGAGTTTTATTCTCCTCGTAGAAAAAATAAAGATTATAACTTATTAACTAAGTCTAACGCTTTCTTATTTATAGATAATAATTCATTTTTATTAACTACGTTATTATCTTTAAGAAATGAAAGATTTAGATTAATAGTATCTAAGTATCTTAATTTAAAATCTTTATTAAGATTTTTTAAATCTATCGAATAGATAGTTTTTAAGATCTTAGTATTATAATCGTAATCGTCTTTACTCATTCCGTTTTTAACGGAATTTTCAATAGTAGTAGAGAATTTATAATTCTCTAATCTAGTAAACGATTTTCCTTTTTTATCGTTTACTAATCTATGAAGAATTAAATTATCTTTAATTCTTAAAAGAGAAGAAGGAAATTTATTTAGTTTTCCTTTTCCTTTTTCATCTACTTTAGATTTACTCATTTTCTCTTTCTCCTTTCTATCTTTAATATAAAGATAGTATATTTATTTCATACTTTTCGAAAAAAGTAAAATTATTTTTCATCTTTTTTTTAAAAAAAATGTGAGGATAAATAAAATAAAAACCCCATAAATAACAGATAAATTATAATATCCATCTTTTTCCTTTCTAATTTTAGAATATAAAAAAATAAAACAATTTGAAACATTTATATTTTTTTTATTGTTCTTGATCCGAGTTGTACAGGCTTGTACACTATATACTATATACTATTTGCTTCTTACTACATACGTCAACGATCAACATTGATCAACGATCAACTGATCAAGGTCAATCGATCAAGACTAAAAAAAGGGGCCCGAAGGCCCCTTGTTGTATTATAATTTATTGATTAGTTTTGTGAATTCGTTTAGGTTGTCTTGCATTGCTTTACTTAGCTTTGCGCCTTCGAATTCTTTAAGGAATGTTAAATATAATTCCTTGTGGTCTTTCTTAAGATATCTTGCAATAAGAACATTAGGCTTTTTAAACTTGCCATTATTCATTGTATCGTATGCGATATCTATTGATCTATAACCCTGTTCGAATGCTTCCTTAACTGTGGTAGCTTTCTGTGCTTGTGAGTAAATCTTGTGAGATTTACTTCCTGCTAATTTAGGGTTAACAAGTTTGAATAAAACCTTGTCGTTTCCGATCTGGTTTACTGTTCTTGGTAGTTTAGTTTTCATGTTACTTTCTCTCTTTCTATTGCCAATATATCGTATCTTAAAACAAAAGTAAACATCTTTATTTTAAAGTTGTGGAAAACTTTTGTACGGGTTGTACAGAGTTGTACCGAGATGCGCCGAGCTTTGCTGTAGTCTGTTGTCCCCTTACTCCTTACTCATGGATCCGGCTTGATCAAGAGTCAAGGGTCAACAGTCAACAACCGTCAGCCACAGCTAGTGTGTGTTGTTGTAGGATGCCTTCAATGAATCAAGGTATTGGGCTATGTCGTCATCACTCATGGTGTCAAGGTTTGTTGTCTTGATTTCTTTCTTGTCAACAAGGTACCCTAACATTTGTGCCTTGAGCCTGGCAGCTTGAACCGCTGCACCTATTTGCCCTCTGTCTCTAGCTTCTTGGATCATGGAGTCAATAGATTCGATCTCCTTGTCCATAGTGTGAATGGTTTGTTGATGTTGAAGTGAGCGTAATCGATCAAGGGCCTTTAATATTTTATCCTTCTTTAGTAGGCGGGTAGCTTGAACGTGTGCTGCAGATTGAGCATAGCCGGCTTCTAAAGCCGCTTGTTTCTTACCGAAACCTTGAAAGATATATTCAACAAACTTCTTTTCCTTGTCTGATAAAATCTTACTTTCGGCACTAGTAAAATCAATAATATTATCTGGTCCTTTATCCATAGAATTATCTATAAACTAAAAGGCCAGATAAGTAAATACTAGGTTTTAATCTTCTTTCGGTAAGGGTGAATGAAATTCACCTTTCGTTTCTGTTAATGTTATTTCTACTTCCTTGATAAGATAATCATGCGTGGTCTCGTCTCTCTTTTCGAATACGTGTTCTTCTGCTTCTTTTTTAGTGGCGAACAAAATATAATGAGATATCTTGTGAGTTTCTTTACGCCATCTAACAAATCCATTTGAGTCATATCCTTTTAAATGCATGAAGGGTTCATACCAAGCTACTGTAGGAATAGAATGATGTAGATGCCATTTATCTTCAAATTCATCTTTTGTAATATGTTTAAAAGTATTATCTGTTGCGTTTTCAAATACTGCGTATGCTTTCATTGTTAACCTTTCTTCTTTAAGTTTCTTTATTATAAAATTTTAAAAAGCATTTTTAAACATTTACTTTAATCACCAGTTACACTTTCACCAGTGTAATGTTCTCTTGCTATATCTTTACCATCTTGATAACCTCTTTTGTAATCTTCAGATTCAGGCTCTTCATAGACCTCACCATCTTTTATATACCTCTTGTCTCCTAGTTTTCTGCGTCTTGCTTTTAATGCGTTAAACTGTAAATTGTTATATTCAGCTTGCTGATCTTTATCTAAATCAGCCCACATGATACCCATTTCATTTATTGAATGTTTGAAAGGGTAGTTATGACAAAAGCCAGGGAGTTCGTTTATATCGTCCATACCATCGCAGATCTCAAAAGCTTCTACAAGTCTTTGTAGTCTAAGTATTGCTTTATTAACAGTGTCTATCTGTTGATATATCGAAAACTTAATGCCAGCTTTTCTTGCTCTATCACTTAATTTAGTGCTAGACATAAAGCTACGTGCTGCATCTTCTATGTTACTATGTAACTGTGCTTCTTCATCATACATATTCTTTCTCCTTTTGTTTATTATAAATTATTTAACTACCTAATGAAACATCTTTAAATTCTTTCATGTAGTATCTGTCTTTCCATAATCGGCTATCTTCAAGTGCTGGACATATAGTTTCTAGCATATCATAAAATTCTCTTTTCCCTGTTTCAAAATCTTTGCAAGGTATATTTACAGAGATATTATAAAACCTAGTTTTATCGTTAATGTCAATAGGGTCGTATGGTATCTGTGCTCTACATTTAAGTATCATGTTGAGTTCTCCTTAATGTTTCTCTTTCTTCTTGTTCTACTTTATGCTTATGTTTCCAATAAGTCGGTAAGAAGTGGTTTAAGAAAAACCATGTGCTAGTTCTACTAGGGTGTAGAATTTTACTAATATGTAACATATTCCATAAGTCGGCAACTTCCTTAGACATTAGACCTTTGCCTATGGATAAGGAAGTTACTGGTGAGTTAGCAAATTTTTCCCATTTGCTATCGGGTTTAACCTTCTTTTTTTTCATAATATTTATTATAAAGTAAGAATTAACAGAAAGAACCCTTATTTACTTTTGTGAGCATCTATTATTTTCATAATGTCACTAATATTGTTTTTAATTATGTCTGTGATATTGTCGTCTAGGTATTCACTAATCTTGTCTTCAACAATAGTTTCGATATCTGCGTTGTTGATTTCTTCCTCAACCTTTTCACATACCATATCGTTGATGAGATCTTCTACTGTGTTGGCCATAATATTCTCCTTTCGCCTGGGCGGTGGGTAATAACATTACCCTTATAGGTACCGCCCTTACCTGTCTCCGGTACAGCTAGTTGTTGACTTATAAACATTTCACTGTGTACAACAGTTACGTGCCGTTTAGTCAACTAAAGAGCCTAGCCGACCCTAAGGTCCTTTACGTTGCGTTTTAGTCGTTTTATACTTGGTACGAACCAAAGTCCTATTGAAAGGCTTACACCAAGTCATAGCGCCGCTATTGAATACAGTTAAAAGTAGCTACCATAATAACTGTATTCGATAGCATTTAAACAAGGGCCGGAATACGACCCTTGTCAGAAAAAGAAAATAAGTAATAAATTATATTATTATTAATAATAACAAAAGAAACCTTTACTTTAAAGTAAATGTCGCTTTAGGGGTCTTGCTAGCCATACCCTCTTTATCTCTATCTTCTGTAGCAATAAAACCTCTCTCCCTATCCCAATCGATGTCGATAGTTCTACCGCCAGATGCTAAGAAATCTCTAATGGTAATACCATTCTTGTAGATCTCAAACATCTTATAACCCTTAGAGCCTTCTCTCTTTGGGTTCTTTTCAACACATAGTTGAATACGAGCATCTCTGTCGTATTTATAT